TAATTACGCTGCGCAACATCCTGAGCTGCAATTTAGGCTTACTCCAGTTGGTTGTGGCTTGGCAGGCTTCAGTCCCAGTCAAATCGCACCGATGTTTACAGCTGTCCCTGATAATGTGATATTGCCAGCTGAATTCAAAGCTGTTCTCGGAATTCTTGTGCTCGAACAACTTGTCGGCGAAATGCCGAAAAACGAAAAGGGGGGATGATCCCCCCTTCCACATGGTTTGTTAAACAAAGATGATCTACTTAATCGCCATCATCGTCTGGCTCATTTTCTGGATTCTCTGGGACCTTGCCTTCGGCCGTTAGTCGCGGGCCCAGTTATCCACAGCGTCGGCACCTTCGACGCCCAGCATCAGTGCGTTCAGCCGCCCGGGATTGGACAGGGTCGACTTTACGTAGTTCAGAGCATAGGGTGCGGCAATGCTCGCCACCGCCCCGCCGGCCGCATGGAGCGGCGTTCCGCTCCCCAAGCCCGAGATCGCCGCGCTTAGCCCGCCAGCTGCACTCGCACCGAACGCTCCGTGCGCGACGTCCCGCTTAATCCGCCCGATCGTTTCCCCAATCGACTCGACTTTCGGCACCGCTGTCTTAGCCCGACCGATTCGCTGTTCCACCGCGAGACGTTCCTTCGCCGCCTCGATCGAGCGAGTCCGCATTTCTTTCTTCGCCTCGGTCAGCCCGGCGGCAGCAGATTTCTTCGCCTCGGTGAGCACTTCCTTGGCCTGTGTGATCGCGCTCGCGTGTTCGCTCGTCGCGACATCCAGGGCCTTCCGGACTGCCGGGTCCCCAACCAGAGCCGCTTTGTCCTTCGCCCCGAGTTTGCCCCACTCCGCGAGCTTGCCCGTCGCGATGTCGAGTTTGTCCAGTGCGCCGAGTGTGGCCAGATCGCGCGAGATGATTCCACCAGCAGTTGCCTGCGCCGCCGCGAGCTTCTCCGCCGCAGCTTCGATCCCAGCCTTGCCGCTGGCCTCTGCCGCTGTAATCGTTTCGGCTTTCTTCCCTCCGAGATCGGACATCATTTTTTCAAAGTTCAATTTCTCGTCCAGGTGCTTCCCTTGCAGAGCAGCTTTCCCCGCGAGCGCTTCTTCGAGCTCGACCATCGCGCCTTTTGCTTTGCCCATCGCAGCGATCTTCTCCATCGACCCGTGAATGATCCCGCCGCCGACGAGACCGCCCAGAATCGGGGCCAATTCGTTGTCCGGAAATAGCTCGCTCGCGACTTTCGCCGAGAGTGCCCCGCCTACCCCGCTCGCCAGAGTCGGCACCGCGGCCCCCCCGCTCGCGATGATCGGCAACGCCGCGCCCGCTCCGAACGCCCCGGTTGCTGCCCAATCCTCGCCCCCAGCCTGCGGGCGGAGGTCCGGCGAGTCAACGAGGCCAAATCCGCCCAGAAATTCGTTGATCTGTCCGCTCGTCGGGAGAACATGGGTGGCTTCGCCGGACGCCTCGCGGAAACCTGCGAACGCGTTGATGAGCGATTCGATGTCCCCCGGAGCACCGACCATACTAGCTGTGCCTTTCAGCACGTTCTGTCCCAGCATCATCGGGATGCGCCCGGCGGATTCGTTCTGATTGAACAGATTCAGTTCGCTCCGGATGGAGTCCTCATTAAATCCACTTGTCAGGGCCTCGGTCACTGCCGGGTCGTTTTCCTTCAGATAAGACCAGACATCATCCCGCGAGTATCCCTGATCAAGGGCCTGCTTTATGAGTTTCGCATATTCCGAAATGTCAGCCATGATCTATTTCCCGAAAATTTCGCCAAGGGTCTTTTTCTTCCCGCCCTCAGCGGGCTTCGCCTCCGGCGTCTTGTCCCCGCCCTTTACGTCCTTCGCGCTCGTATCGCCCAGATTGACCCCGCCCGGGGTGTATTCCGGGAGATTTTCCCAATCCCGATGAACTTCATACCAAGTCGGAAATGACTCGAGCCCCAGCCCGTCAACGTCCTCGTGCGGCACGGCCTTGCCATCTGCCCGTGCTTGCGCATTCGCCGCGATTTTTCCTTTATACTGCAGCCACTGGTGCGCCGAATCGGCTTCCAGCCGGACGATATATTTCGCCTGGTTCAGCAGTCCGACAATGGCCTCAGGGTCAGTTGCGTCGTTGAGTGACTCCAAAAACGCATCGACTTCCGGACGCATCACATTGCCCGTCCCGGCGACAGCCGCCTTCAGCTGGGCCGTGACGAACTGCTTAGAGAGGGCGACGAATTCTTGCTGCGCCGCCAGATCCCCGTTCCCGACCTTGTCGATCATCTCCTGCGTGATCCCGGTCATCCCGATGTTTTTCAGCCCCTGCATTGCAGATGCGATCTGTCCACGGACCTGCGCGCCGCCCCCGGCTTGGAACGATTGCATAGTCTCGAGCATTCCATTGATTGCCTTTGCCTGCATTGGGATGGACGAGGCCATTGCGTTCATATCGCTCTCCACTCCACCCGCGACTGCGCCAGCTGCACCGCGCGCAGCTTGCTCCGCCGTCGTCGGCCCCGCGGCGATTTCGGCGTTGCCGCCAGGTCCGGTGACCGGTCCACCGATCTGGGTCGTAACCGTCCGGCCTTCCGCATCCTGATACGAAATGATCTGCGGCGCGATAGTTCCCGTCGCCGCGCGGATGGTCTCCGGGGTGATCCCCGTCGCCATCAGCGAGGCAGCAAACCGGCGCTGCCACATCTGGCCAGCGGCCTCCGGATCGTCAGTCGGCATCCCGTCGAAGAACGCAGCTTGCAGATTCGGCAACGCCTTCATCACCGCGGAACGGCTCTCCGGGGGCAGCGTTTCGGCATACGCCGAAACGAGGGGAAGGAAAGACGCCGGGTCGTTGAGCGCACCGAACGAGCCCTTCAGCACTGCGTCGAGTCCACTCAGCGCCATCTGCTGTTCCGTCGCTGCAGCGCTCGTCATGCTCGCCTGAACCGACTGCATCGTGCTCGTGACCTCACCCGCGAAACCCCCGACGAGCGGGTCCTTTGCCAGCGCGTCAATTCCACTTTTCAAATCCGGTGCGCCTGCCAGAATCTCTCCCGCGCGCTGGCGGCCCAGCAACTCGAGCCCTTTCATCCGGGTCTCTTGCATCTTCTGCTGGACGTCAACGAGAGCCCCCAGCCGGGCAAGTCCCTGGCCCGGATTGATTTCCATCGGGCGAATGCCCAAAGAAATTTCCGGATTCAGTCCGCTCGAATCAGCCATCACATCATTCCTTCAGTTGGCGGGACAGCGCCTAACGGTCCCATCTGCGGAGCTGGAGCCTCCGGCGGGACTTCGCCCGGTTTGTTCATCAACTGCCGCAGCCCAACCACCCCCATCTGGTGCCGAGTCTCACCCAACATCGCGTCCAACTGTTCCGACCGCTGCGCCACATCCTTCTGATGCTGAGCAACCCAGTCCTGCAACGCTTGCGAATTGTCCGGCATATCCGCCAGCATCCCCGCCATCGCTTCGGGTGCAAGCCCGGCAGCCACAAGTTTCCCCGCACTCGTCACCACGTCTTCCGGACTGACCGTGTCGTACTTCGAGGCCAGCCCGTCCATCTGTTCCTGTACCGCGTCGAGCAGGTCCCGCGCAGACGAGAGTTTCGAATATTTGGCCTGCAGTTCCCCGGAGACTTCGTCAAGATTTGGCATTTTTGTTCCCCGCCATTAAATTAAACAACATTGCCCCACTGGCTCGGCGAGCGCCACGTCCCGGGCGAGAACGCACTTTGCCCTCCCGACGATGTCGTTCCGAAGAGCCCCGCTTTGTTCAGTGCGAGCATCATCGATGTGTTATCAACTGCCCCGGCGACGGTGCCGAGCCCGCTAATCGTGGCATTTGCTGCCCCGACAGTGCCCGCCGCAGTTGCTGCTGCACCACCAGTGGTGAGTTGATTCACTTCCGATTGTGACTGCATTCCAATCTGTCCTAGCGAAGTCGCGGCGTTTTGCCCAACATTTGCCAGTGAGTAGAAATTGTTCAGCTGACTTTGATACGTCGAGTCGGCCAGTCCGGTGGAGTATTCCGCCGCACCTTTCAGCGCCGCCCCGCTCGACCCGAGTCCCTTCGCTGCGTACGCATTTTGTGTCGCCATGAGTCCTTGTTCTCGGACGAACTGATAGCCTGGCAAACTCGCCAGATACGACTGAATGTCCTGGCCACCCAATTGGCCATCCCCCAGCCCGAGCAAATCTTGCACTCCTTCGAGCCCTTCGAGTCCCGCGGTCATATACGGCTCGAGAGTCCCTTTGATTTCCCCATATCGCTTTTCCTGGGCCGCGGCCGCTTTATCCGCCGCTTTGACCTGCGTGCGTGCCGCTTCCTTCGCGGCATTTCCACCGATCAGCGCGGAACCGACCCCGGCAGCCGCACTTACTCCGCCGGAAATCAACATCGCAGTTGGGATTGAAATGCAAGGCATTTTTCATTTCTCCGTATTTGGCGCCGCAGACGCCCCAAGCCATAGAGACCAGACGCTTTCCAGCGGCTTCGCACCGAGCCGGGTGAACTTCTTGCCGAGGCGCTCTCCGGCTCCGCCGGTCCAGTGGTGCAGCATCACGTTATCAATTCCGAACTCGCGGAATTTCTCGATCGAGAAATCCAGCAGCAGCAATCCCGCGCGGGAGCGGCGTTCCGCTTGGGTGACAAAGAACGGGCCTTGGGATGCAATTAACGTCCCGACAGATTCCAGATCGGACGAGAAAAACCACATGCAATACCCAATCAACTTCCCGTCTTTCCGAACCGTCGCTGTCGCAAGAGCCCCCGCTGCGCACAGCACCCGTGCCTGCGCAACATCTGGACGGAACTCGACCGGTCGGGCAACACCGACTTCCCGATGGTGCTGCTCCATCAGCGGGATCGCCTCGTCCTCGATCGCGGCCCAGGCCTCGAAATTCAGTTCCAATTCCGCCCTCGCATATCCCCGAGTTTCGCCGTTTCCCGCTCAATTTCCGCCTTCAGCGCTGCGAGCCGCGGGGCATTCTGCTGCAGCTGGCGCAGGCGCTGCGGCATGTCGACTTGGATATTCGTGTCTTTTAGTGAATCCCACCATGTGTAGTCAAACTCGAGTTCCAGTGTGTGTTCGAAGATGGCTTTACAAACGGACATTAACCGTAGTTCGTCGAATGTCACCGCGAGCACGCCCGGCAATTGGGCAACCCCACGAAGCATTTCCGCCCTGACATTCAGTTCCGTCATCGTCCCGCTCGGCACGCCAAAGCCCGCACGGGAAAACGAATCCACAATCTCCCCAATCGGACGAGTCACGACGACCAACTTCGCCTGCGGGTAACGGTCAATCAGCAGCCGCCATCCCGCAATTGCCCCGGTTTCGACGGTGCCGACCCGGCCCGCGAGGGCATTCTCGAAGTCCCCAATGGACCCGCACTCGACGGCCAGATCATGTCCACAATCAAGTCCCTCGTACGAAAGGAACGTGGCGAGCCAACGCGAGCGTGAACGAGGCAAAGACAGAACGAAGAACACTTTCTTTCCCTCCAATTTACGTCTTGATAATCTTGCCGAGAGACAAATACGGATTCCAGATATTTATCGGATCTCCCGACCCGGTGTCGTTCAGGGTGATCCCTGTCACCGACGAATCTGTTGTCCCGATCGACGTGTCATTCGCTGCGTTGCCGCCTTGCGACCCGACTGTCCCGGCGACATTGTTCGCCTGGACTTGCTGCACATGCGCGTGTCCCGGATCGTTGATCGTGTGTGAGTGAGCGGGCATCTGACCGACAGTCAACCCGATTGAACTCGCGCCGCCGGTGGCACCAACTGCAAAAACACCTGCCCCAACGATCACTCGACTCACCGCATTAGGCAGATTGAACGTCGTTGACCCGTCTCCTGCACCAAACGTCGTTCCGATGATGGAGAAAAGATCAGCAAATGCGGTACGTAAGACTGCTGTTCCGTCGCAAAAAAGCCACCCGTCGGGGATCGCAGCGAGCGGGCCGCTCCAGTCTGCCATCAGCCCGGTTGGAACATTTGTCGCACCGACAGCACCACCGGTGCGGTTCCACAGCGTAATGAGAAGGCGATACCACGGAATAGAAATAATCCCCGTCCGGTTATCCACCAGCGGGGTGTTGAGTTGCGGCATTGCATTCTGTTCACTCGCCACGGCGGGGTCGCTCCTAATTATTCAAAATCGTCGCGTCGATCCAGGCGGAGTTCAGAGCCGCTGGCCCGCGAATCGAATGCCCGATCTCGAAGACAAAGTCTCGGGCAAGTCCGGCGGTAGCCCACTGCGGCTGGGTCATGTACTCGCCCGGCGCACCCACGCTTTGCAGCACTTCCGTCCCAAATGTCTTGCCCTTGTCGCGACTCCAACGAAGCCAGACTTCGGCCGGATTTCCCGCCGCATCAAGCGGGGCCTCGCCGACCTGAAAGTCAAGCAGAAATTGGTGAATCTGCAGATTCCGGCCGTCCGCCAACTCTGGCCGGCCGGTCGTGTTGTTCATTCCCTGGACGATGTGAGGAAAGCCTTTCACACACGGAATATTCTGCTCCGCGTCGCCGACTTCGTCATAGTACCGAGAAATGTCCAGGGCATAAATTGTCCCATCCGCGTAGTCCCCGACCACGTTCGTCCCGTACATAAACGCCGCGCAGCGCTCGCGTGGTCGTTCCAGTCCGTTCGGCCCGCCCCAGCACCGCTGATGCCACGCCATTGTCGGTTCTTCACCCAACGCCGCGTCATACAGCCAGGCTTGCCCTGCGGACGGAAAAACAATCTCGTAATAGACATGTCCGCCTTGCTGGAAAGTAAACCCGATCGCGTCGCTGACGCTCGCCATCTGCATCATCGCCCATTCGAGCGCGTGGTTGGAGATCCGTCTCGTGTCGTACCCCTTCTGCGAAAGAATCATCCGATCGCCCTGCAGGTCTTGCGACAGCCAGAAAAGTTCGATGTCCGCCGTTGCGGGCGAGTACGGTGCCCCACATCCATGCTCAATATACGCACCGGGCAGCAGAGCAAATGGGAATTGTGCATTCCCCGCGTTGTACCAGATTTCGGACTTCAGTTGACCGAGCAGAATGATTTCATGCCGGTTGATAATTGGAACGACCAGCGGGTCGGGGAATGCGGTTTTTGCCGCCACGTACAGCGCATTAAACGAGAGGGAGTTGGACAAGGTCGAACCGAACTGATTCGTCCCCGGGACATTCCAGACCATGAACGTGTCGATATAGTCGACTCGGGTCGCTCCGGTGAAAGCACCCGTCGCGTCGACCACCACGGAGAAGACATTCGTCGCCAGAATGATCGAGTAGCCGCTGGAGCTCCCATCGACCAGCCAGATTTCAATCCCATTGTCAATGAACGAGACTGGGGTTGTCCCGGCTGCGACGAGCGTGCCAATGTGCGTCAGCACCCAACCGGGGGAGATCGAGTAGACTTTCTGCCCAATGACGCAGTATCCGTTCCCGTTGCTCGCCCGATACAGTCCCCGAACCGGAGCCCGATTTCCGGCGTCGCGAACGAGCTTGCGCAGTCCCGGCCGCTGGTAATATGTAAACGGGACGGGGGAATCTTTCCTATTGACCTCGGGGAAATAGTTGATGCAGCGCTGAGCGTTTGCAATAACGCTCCTCGCTTCATACGAACCGCCGTAGAGGTCAAGCCGGGCCATCGTTTTTTCCTTCGGAAAAAATTACGCCGACACTACGCCCAGCTGAGCCGAGACGATTACCCCGTCCGCCATCTGGAAGAAGATCGCCCGTTTGGTCGAAGACAAGGCCACGCCGGTGTCTCCAGCAGTTCCGTCGATTGTCGAGTCGTCGGAGTAGATGACCGCCGCATCGGCGCCGTCGGAGTTGAAGACAACTGTCCACTGGCCCGGATTCATCGCG